TTCCCCTGTTGTACCATTTTGGTACGAACCTGGTTCGGGTGGTAAGGGGCCATCCTTCCCTCCGACGATGTTGACCTCCAGTGGTTGTTGTCCCATTGTAGGCTCAACACGCTCTGGTTGCCCAGGCATACGTCGAACATCCTGTTGCGCAATGCCAGCTTGTCGTGCCTTCTCCGCGTTGGCAATTACCTTTGCCGTCATCGCCTGACCGCCCTTGATACCGGCAATCCCCATTAGTGCATTCGTGACTTCCTCGAAGTCCTCTGGCGGTACTGCACCGTTGGTAGCGTTGGAGAGCCAAGCTGAACCTTTTTTGATTCCAGTAGATAAAATGTCCATTGCCTTGGACACAGCCTGCTGGTCGGTTCCATCCCCAAGCCCAAGAGCAGCAATCGTGCTCTGAACGGGTGCCAGTATGCCACTTGGAGACAACCTGTTCGAGTACTCCTCTGCCTCATCCCCCGGCAATCCAGTCGCCCTTGCCCCTGCATACACACTAGCTTTCCACAGCGCTCCCGGTGATCCCAAGATCATGTCCGCCAGAACACCACCAGTCTGCAACATTCCCTTCCCAAGGTCCTTTACCCTTGAGCCAACCTCGCCAAGGGTTTGTTGGAAGTTGTCACCTGGGGACCAACCAAACAAGGGATCAGCATTGTCGCTGCCTTGCCCACCACCAGAACCGAAAAAATCCTCCAACGACATAACCTTCGAACTGGCTCCAACCTTCAATGGTGCCCTCGTGTACTCAGCACGCTGTGCCAGTATATCTACCTTTCCTGCTTGGTCATTCAATGCGTTGGTTTCCTGGTCCAGTTGTTCCTGAAGTATAGGCAATCGTGGATCATTAGGTTTTCCCTGTTTCCTGTACGCAACCATCTGAGCTTGTATCTGCTGAATGTTGGATTGTTTCTCAGCATCGTACTCGGATTGTCCTGGCAGTGTGTTCTGTTCCTGACCTTGTGCAGGCGCAGTCCCGAAGAATTCGTCAAGCGAAAGGGTTGCCATTATTGCACTAGCTCCACTCTACCATTCACGACCTTACCGAGCTTGCCATCTTTGAGATAGTAGTTACCCTCCTTCACTGCACGCGGATCGAAGCCGGGGCCGACAGTAATGGGGTTATCCTGTGTTCCCTGACCAACACCACCCTTGTTCAGCTTCAGCGTCGTTGACCCTGTACTAATCCCTGTGTCAATATTCGTGAAGGGGATCTTCAATGTCGGAGGCGCAATTATGTCCAACCTGTCCTTGTTCTTATCAAAGGCCTGCGCCAGTGATTCACTGTATTTAATCCCTGGATTAGCCTTCCTGATCTTGTTCGCTTCGTAAGTCACGTCCTTCGCAAACACGTTGAACAGTTTGAGATTGTCACCTGACAGATCTTTGAACCTCGGGTCTTCCGCTTGAATGTAGTCAGCGGCATCCTGTACTTGGCGTGGATTAGGTTCGCTGACCTTCCCACCCGTTGTTGCCAACCTCTGTTCCCTATCCTGCGACACTTGCACAACCTGTCTCCGCAGGTCTGCAATGGTGTCGTTGTAGCGTTGCATCCGTGCCAGATTGTCTTCCTTCAACGCCAGCGTTGCTTCCCTGTTGTCGGCCGCCAGTTTGTCTTTGTACGAAAGGGTCTTCTGTTGCAACGAATCAACAATCTTCGGTGAGTACGGAAGTGCCCAGTTCGGGTTGTTCGGGTTGGCGAAGGGTGCAGGTTCCTTGAACTCTTTGTACCACTGCGATGCAGCATTGTCAAAACTGTCCTGATCGTCCACACCGTTCAGGAGTGCTCCAGCACGTTGAATCTTGTCCAGGTTGGCAACATGCTCTTGGTGCTTCATCTCCCACTGGTTTTTCTGCAACGTCGCAGCATGACCCATTAAGGCCTGCAAATTACTGGCGACGTGCATTGCTGCATCCACTGCACCATTCTTCATCGCCACGTTGAGCATGTTGCTCTGTGCATTAATCATAGCGTCGATGGGAGTGTTAGTCTTTATTACATTGCCAGTCTGATCTGTTGTTGGCTGGCCGTCAGGTCCTGTGCTGGTCCCTTGGTCCGTTCCAGGTCCCTGCGACATACTGGACATTGCCGCAGACATGAGCTTGGTCTGCCTCAGTGCTTCATTCTTCAACCCAGCCTCAGCCAACCGCAGCCCGGACTCCGCCATCAGATTCATCATCTTGGCAGGCTGCATTTGAATCTCAGCCTGCTGCAGCTGCAGTGCTCCCGGCAACATTGCATTCCTGGCATTAGTCTGCGACATAATGCCTTGGTCAGCAATGGCCGAACTTACACCCCCACCACCTCCCCACTCAGAGAAGTCTGCCATGTTCTACCCTCCCCAACCACCAGCCATTGTAGCGCCGTAGCCCAGACGATTCAGGGAGTTGCCAGCCAAACTGATGGCAGATTGTTTACCTTGCAGACCGAGTTGCGCAGCACTGGCAGGGTTGAATTGCGCACCGGACAAGCCACCATACAACTGCATGGCATTATTGTAGAAGTCCCCACCATACTTCGCCATTGCTGCCATCATGTTGCCCGATCCTGTGTAACCCTGTGCGGCCAGTGACCGTTGCACAGCCTGCAACCCGGCCTGGTAGCCTGGCAGCTTCTGAATTTGACTTGGGTCATTAGTGATGTTCGACATGAGGTCTGCGTACTGCGATCGGTAGGGACCGAATGGGTCTGCAGTGCGTTGCGCTTGACCTGCTGCGCCCATCAGGTTACCAGCTGCGATCAATCCGGCAACACCACTTCCCATTGAACTAACATTACCTGGGCTGCCCCAAGGCATTGCCCCTGTCGCCTTCGCAGCTGTCATCGTGGGAGTCGAGCCACCAAACGCGCTGTTCGGTCCAATAGTGGCTGTCCCACTCATTCCATTGATAGCACCGTTGCCGTAGGGAATACCAGACTGCTGTGACACATCTTGCCAGGTTGACCCTGCAGGTGCCACCAAGCCAGCTGCTTCCGCCTGTGCAGGTGTCAGTCCAGCAGTTTGCAATGCCTGTCCTGCGTCCACACCCTGTGCCATCATCCTTTGGGCTGCATCGACTGCACCTGGATCAGCAGCGATGGTGCCAGTACCAGTAAAGCCACCTCCATACCCAGCACCAGCTCCCGCTGCTGTGTTCGCTCCGGTGATTGCATCGTAGGTTGTACCATAGTTCGAAAAATTCCCGCTAGCTCCACCTGCCAATCCACTTCCCATCATGGCAGCCTGACCCCAGACTGTATTCAGTTGTGCCTGACTACCCTTGGAATTTATGAACTGTGCGGCCAGCCCTGAGCCGGGGTAAAAGTAATTACTGACAACTGCTGCTGCTGTCTCCAAATCATCCCTGAATTCTGTCCAAAAAGACATACTCGTTCTCCTTACATCTGTGTTGAGTCAGTGTACACAGGAAGCCAACGCATCCCCTGTTGTGTTTCCACCGGAATGCAGTCAACCCACTTCCATTCTCCATTAACGAAGATTTGCTTTCCTACTGTCTCAACATTCAACTTTTGCACAAACAAAGTCTTGATGCGCTGCCACCAGTTGCCAATATCCATCCGGTTGTTTTCGATAGGAACAAGGCCAGCATCTGGACCGCCGAACTTGGTCATGTTTCCTACTACGGCAAATCCACCAACTTTTCCATCGACTGTCACCAGGAGGTCCAAGTCCCCTTGTTCATTGCCAGGCTCCCTGGAGATCAACCCACCATTCAGCAGGACCCAATCTCCCCACTTGCCATCTGCGTTCTTGGATTGGAAAGTGAAGAAGCAACCTGTACCATCCTGACGACCTTCTTGCCTGTGTCCGTAGTCACGGATAGCAAACCAAGTTACACCATCATCCGTCTGTACGACAACATACGGAGGGTTATCAGCACTCCTTTCGAATGCCTCATTGATCTGGTCTGTCGGAGGGTTTGGCATGTGTGCTTTCGTACCAAAATGGTACACAAGGGTTATGGTTTGTACCTGTAGAAGGCCAGCAAATAGTCTCCAATGATCGGTGGGACGTTGAAGGTAATCACATTCCCTGGTGCCGACACTGTGAAGTCTTGTGAGAACAACAGCGGTGGACCGTTGTGGTAGACAATCATGCTGGCCACTGGGTCAGGATTGTTAACCGAGGTGAAGGTATCATTTACTCCATCAATCACTCCTGACAATCCTTCATCGTCGGCAAACAGCTGGTAGATCGCATCCAACTGCACACCACTGTCTTTGATGTACGCAAAGGGAGATGGCGGCGGACCACTGACGGGATTATCAAACAGTGCGATGTTATTCACTGTAAACCCAGGAGGATTTGGCCCCACTACGTTCGCAAATATCGCTGTACCACTACCACCACTTCCTCCCCCACCACCCATCGTAGGCACATTCGCTGTCAGTTCCACGAACCACTTCAACCACTCCGGGTTGAACGAACCTCTCTTCTGCCCTGTCGCTGGATCGTCCCTTTCCAGGATAACTGGTGCCCAAGTTGGTGGAGGAGCAAAGTTCCCGGCCATCAGAATTGTCCTATGTCCATTTGGAGGTCGATGGCCTTTATGCGGAAGGGAGTTAGGGACTGGTGTCGGAGGTTGTATGCCCTGCGCTTGAACGACCCATTGTCAGACAAGAATGGTTTGTGCTTGCTGCAATCCACTGTCCTGAAGTTCTTCCACGTTTGATAGTCATCGTCACTGCACCGGACCTGAAGGACGCTGCCTGGCACTTGATTGCAGTCAAAGTACATCATTGGCAGGGTCTTGTCCCGCACTGTTCCAGCGTCGTAATTCGGAGTGTAAATATCCAGGGTCAGCACCTGTCCTGCGTCAGTGAACACACCTGAATCCACGACGTACAGGTAGCCATCCGTAGCGTGCTGCAGCAGAGTCTGCGCCGTGAGGGTATTGTATGTACTGTCCACAAACGCAAGGTAATTCCCATTACTGTCTGTCCACTGCGACCATAGGCCTGTCGATAGATCGTACATCAACGTGAGATTGTTATTAACCAGTGTAATCGCATACCACCTGTGGCCAGCGTACTTCAACGTCCACGAGTAAACAGTGGTGAAATCTGCACTTGCCAATAACTTCTCAATCGAGGGACTGGACACGATCTCGGCATGAAGGTTGTCCATTTTCATTACTTGGACGGCAGCACTCCGGTTGGTACACAACCAGAACAATGCTCCATCAATCTCCCTTACACTGTCCGCGCTGATGCAACCGAAGTTCACCTTCGATCCAGTAATACGACCGAGGGGTGAGCCTGTTGCATTGCCCGCATCGAAAAACACTTCCGTGGAATCCTCCTTGAACATGATCGCAAAGGACAATTGCTTCGCTAGTGCCACGCCTTTGGTTGGCTCAATCTGAGCAATCAATACATTGTCTGCATCCCACGGTGAGGAATCTACATCGTTGATTAGGCTTCCCCAGATGTTGGCGAACGGCGAACTGACATACAGTGTCCCATCCAGGTATGCCCAACCCTTAAAGAACGGCGGCACAAACTGCATGTTACCTGTGAAGTCCAGTAGTCCACTGGTGTCATTGTACGAGTACGCATGAATGCCGTTGCCGAACACCAACTTCGGCGTTGCTCCCATGATGGAGGAGAAGCGATACACTCCATTGGTAGTGTTGATCGTCGCTCCAACGTCTACGTTATTCTTGTACAAGTTGCCATTGAAGATTGAATACACATCCCCTAGCCAGTTGAAGGTTCCCTGACCAAGCCCAGGACCTCCACTCGGCTGAGCATTGCGTACCAGACCCGGCCGCTTGTACAGCCAAATGTCCCCCTGGATTTCCTTCTCCATGAAGCCATTAACCAACCGAGCGTCTTGATTAGTGTCCTCTGCCCTGTTTGCAGGCATGACAATCAACGGCCACTTGGTTGGCCGAGAAACGCTTTGGGCCTCTTGACCTGGTTGCGCGGCACTCATTTTCTGGTAGCGGTCAATGCGCCGGTACGAGACACACTCACGTTCACACCGTTCAGTGCGGTGGAAGTCACAGCCCTGGCCATCTGATAAGAGCACAGGGCTGCATAAGCATCCAGTGCATCAATTGCCTGCGGGAAGGTCATTGTGGACTCACTGGCCCGAAGGTTCGCCGCGCTGGAGTCCATCAAGCTACGCAAAGATGCTTGAATGTCGGGGTGGCCGATGCTGAGGACGCTTGCTTCAAAGTTGTTCGTGTACGCCTCATACCCAGCTGCTCCAATACCGTAGGCGCTGACCAGTGTTGAACTGGCCTGCGTTAACCCCAGTACGGCAGTAATGGCATTCTCCAGGATACCTACATTGCCACGACCTTGTGTGAACTTTCTTTCAGCATCGGATGTGAGGGCAAACCACGCACGACAGTTGGCGTTCGCTGCTCCAATTCCCGCCTCAATCAGCGCGGCAACCTGCTGGTCTGGAGGAGCATTGACCAGACTATTTGCATACCCTGCTTGGACTGCCGCCAGTGTAGTATTGTACAGCCCCATTGCTGTGGACGTTGACACTGTATTCAGTGGCGCTGGACCGTACAGTTTGTTCTGATTCTTGAACACATCTGTGAAGCTAGCACAACCACTCAGCGAAACCACACACAGAGCAAGAATAGTCTTTCTCACGATTCGTTCCTTTCAAGCAGGAGAAATTGCGTATGCTTCGTCAACCAACATTCTTCGATCATCAAACCAGGCCATGTCCATCTTGAACCAGCCGTCCACTCCCCAGTGCTTGCCCCAGGAGTTCACACACCACACGAAGGGACGATCGCCCCTTGCATCGAAGCCGTCTGCGAATACACAGTGACCACCCAGAAACTGATCGGCACTGGTGGGTAGCCGGACCAGACCATTCCTGGCCACCTGATCGGATTCGAAGTAATCTGGCACACTGAAACCAAACACAACGGGGGAGCCAGATGCTAGGGCGTGACGAAGTTGCAAAGAGCCTTGCACACGTAGCTGTTTGATTTTACCCTTCAAATTCACTGCATCGACGTAGGCATCAAGGGTGGGTCTGGTCGAGAACTCTCCTACAACGTAGGGATACACTTCCTCGGTACAAATGCCATACTCCGCCACACCTGCCAGCATGTCACCAATCATTGCGCCGGAGTCAGAGTCCTGTGTTGCCTCTCTGACCCGAGCATTGAAGTATGGGAACTGCATCGACAGGTAATGACGAATTCCCAAGGCTGTCTCAATAACTCCACTCCCACCAGCACCTGTGCAAGCACCTTCCTGACCTTGATCTCTGGGAGATCGCCAAATACTCATGCGATCAACGAAGGTTACATCTGTCGGTCTGGTCATCTTGTAACCAGGTTCATTCCAATTCCTTGGCGGTGGACCTACCCAGCCGTACTTTCTATTAACCATCAATGATCTCCGTTTCCGTTTGTCTTACCATTGGGAGGGACTGGCACACCAGCTGCATCCAATACTGTCTTGACTGGTGCATTCCCTGTTGCTGCTGCCACCGCTGCGGCTGCTGTTGCAGGGGCAGTTTTAGCCAAGTCCTGCACAACTGTATCATTGCGAATCGACCTGGCGATGTTCGCTTGTTGTGCCTGTTGTGCCACTTTGGAACCATCAAAGAAGAATTTGATAATGCCCAGTTGTGCAGCACTCATGATACCAAACAGAGACAGTAAAATGTCCTTGTTGCCTGCAGGAATCTCAAAGAACATCAGTGTTGCCACTACACCCAAGTAGCCAATAGTATAAAGGATAGCAAGTCCGTACGCACCCTCAATTTTGCTATCTTCCACCCTACGATCAAATGGCACTATGTGGCCTCCTTCCACCCCTGTTGGTAGAACATATCCCACGTGTCCCTTCGCGGCTTTCCAGGCCGCCAGCAGTCTGTGTAGTAGTCCCATCCTGCCTGAGGGTCGGTCGAAAGAGGAAGGCTGCGAGAACTCGTCCATAGCAATAACCTCGCAAACACAACTGCCAAGATGTCATTGTGCTCAACGGCAGTCCAGCAGATGTACTCTTGACCGGGAGGATCGTAGTCCAGCAACAGTAGAACGGATTGAATGAGGTTCTTGCTGCTCTGGTTGTTCAAAACTCCTCGGATGCCGCCCCCCTGTTCGAATTGAAAGTATCCCCGAGCTGGTCCGTCCAGTTGTCTGCGATACATCAAACGAGATTCTTGCAAAGCAACTGCCAGCATCAGTGCTCGTGCCGGCCGCACATCCATTGCTGGAGGCAGCAACTTCATTGCTGGATTCACAGCGTTGGATATGAACAACTGAGGGTTCACTGCGGCGAAGCCATTTTGTGACAGAAACTGTCTGGGTCACGATACTCAGGTTCCCGCTTGTTCTGCTCGATTGACATAATACAGGTCATCAAGCGTTGGGACTTCGTACTTTCCTGAATAACTGATAATACCATTTTGTCCAGTTTCTCCGACGCATCCTGATGATCACTCAACATCTTTAAACCTTTCGCTCCTATGACTCCACCAACAATAAGACAAAGCAAGACTATCAATCCGATAACGTCAGATGACTGCATGTTACTCTCCAATAATGACGGGAATTTCGCATGTACTTGCTGTCTCATTACCGGAATGCACCGGTGCCATAGTTGCTGTATTGTCTACTATCTGGCTGGAAGGAGGTGGCTGCGTCCTCAACATCTGCATCCTCCAGCATTGTTCGATAAAGGGCCGCCTTGTTCATGCACCTGTCCATGATTACCTGTGGCTGACCAGAACAAATTTCGTCTGCCAATCCCCACACAAGGGCAATACCCCACTCCGGAGGAAAGTTCATGGTTTCCACAAGGCTGATTGGATTCACAACTTGTTGTTGTACCATTAGGTGCACGGTGCCTGTGGCAGCCTGCGCATCTGGGATCAACCAAAGGTACACATTCAGGGACGTTGCCTGTTTGTCAATGAAGTACTGGGCCACCGTCCCTTGCTGTTGTCTGTTTGCCAACCTGTTCCACTCATCCCACGACAGGGCGTAAATGGGGCGCTGGTTGCCAAGGGTATCAAGGTAGTACCCTTGTTGGATGCGCCAAGGCTTTGTAATATTTACACTTCCTCCCGGCGTCAATGTGTAGGGATTGCCTGGACCTCCCTGGCCAGCGACCAGTGGAAGGGTGAGGTCTTCCTGCAACCACAGTTTCAATCCCTGCGTTTGCCACAAGTTAATGAGGCGATTCAAACTGTCCATGTGGGACGTGAGTTGCTCACTGGTGGGCACACTGCCCTCAGACAATCGCCCTGCCCTGGTCATCGCCGCAGCGATGATGCTGTAAGGAGTGTTAATGGCTGGAGTGGTCATTGCAACAGTCCTTGTTCACCACGCTCCTTGCGTGCCGTCATCAGTTGCCCCACAAGATTGTCTCGCTCTCCTCCACTCATCGTGGTGAGATCTGCAATGCTTGCACGAATTTCGAACTGTTTGGAGTAACTCTCAAGCTGGTGGGAGTTTACGTCGTTGGTGTCGAAGGAACCATCATTGTTCTCTGCCTTGAGTTTCGACCACATAGCAATCTCTCGTAGACGATCTGCCGCAATAGTCCTCATACTGGTTCGTTTGAACTGACACTCATCAAGATCAACTTGAATATCAGCTCGAACCAGCCCAGTGGCCGTCCCAAGAGCCAATGTATGTTTGGCGATTGCCAGTTCATTTCTGCGCCACTCAAAGGACAGTAATGCAAGTTGTTCCAACATCACACACTGTTCTCGCACGGATTGCCAGTACTTGGCCGCCTTGGTTGGAAAGTGCAAATCGTTAAGGACACTAATGCGAGCCTCGGTTTCGGTCCGGAAGATTTGTCGCTTGGTATAGGCGTGCGCAAGCTCGGTATTCATGGCAAGTAGACTTGCCCAATCATCTGGTTGTAGTAGATTGTCACAAATTGGCACTGGAAGATTCATTGCAGCTTCTCCGAAGATTGCGACAGCACACCTGCAATAGCTCCAGCCCCAAACCAACACGAGTTACCTGTGCCACCACCTGATCCAAGGTACCGTGCGCTTATGGATGCTCCTAAGGATGTCCACGCAGAGCCACTAAAGCGATAGGTAGTCGTGGTTATGATACTACCATCGTATCCAGATATGTACAAGGCATTACTAGTTGCTGAACCAGTCATCACACCACTTCGACGAACAGCTGGTAGTACAGTACTGGATGCCCAAGTCGAGCCGTTGTACTTTTGCACAGCGTTAATGGGACTTCCGCCTGTGTCACCCCCAGCAGAGAGCGCATCACTTGTTACGCCAGCACCTCGAATCTCCTCTGTTGCAGTTGGAAGATTCCCTCCGGCAGCAAAGACTGAGCCGTTGAAAAGCTCTGTACTGTTCAACAAGGTGCTGCCACCACCGAAGATAATAGCTGATGTTGAAGACACACCCGCAGAACCACAGGATCGCCGATTGGTTCCAATGGTCCCTTGTGCTGTCCAACTACCGCCGTTGTAAGTGTCTCCCTTGGTGTACAAGGGGCCTGGTCCCGTCTGTCCACCCATCGTGCACGCTGATGTTGAGGTGCCTGCACCAGGACAGCTAAAGCGGCTAGTGCCAAAGTTTGTGCTGTGCGACCAAGTTACACCATTACCAATCTCGGTTTCAACGGAAAAAACTGTCTCACCAACGTTGCATCCACCCCAGGCAATCGTATCGTTCGCACTGGCACCAGCACTACCTCGTTGTTCCCAAGCTGCTACCATTGTAGGACCAGCAGACCATATAGGGACAAAAATACTTGGAGCAATAACAGGTCCTCCACCGCCTGGAAGAAAGATCACATTAGGCAAGGCGAAAGTCATCTTGCCGCCCTTTGATAGTGGAAATGACAGGGGAAAAGTTTGACTACTCACGGCATCGTCGTCGCGTAAGCATAGACAGCGGTGGCTGTAGCAATTGCTACCCTAATTCTGGCACCGGCAGGCAAAAGGAACCCTGCTGCACCAGCTGCACTTAGTGTCGTGTCACTTCCCACAGCCATCCATGTCCCACTTGGTGACATAACTTGAAGGGTGACAGTGCCTCCACCGAAGGTTGCCTCGCCGTTGAACATGCCCATGCCGCCAGGCCAAACAACATCAAAGGTTGGTGTCGCACTAGCATTTTCTGCCAAGATAAACGTGTGATTTAGGGGAAATAAGGCAGTCATGTTATATCCTGTTATCCACGTTTATCTTCACAAGACTGAAGATCAAATTGAAGGTCTGCACACCGCTGACATAGCCCTTTGTCAACAGGTTAATGCCGCCTGTTGGAGCGTAGGCATTATTTTGCAGTCCGCCAGTGTAATTGCTTTCGTCACGACCAGCCAGCGCAGCGATCAGCGAGTCTGGTGTGCCTTGCCAGAACAGCTGCAAGGTCAACTGATCAGAGATGGTAAAATCCACACAGTCAAGTCGGAAGTTCTTCGGTATGTAGTAAGTGCAGTCAGCAGGTGTGATGATTGTCGTCAAGGGCAAATCACTGGTGTCCAGAATTCCAGAGATATTAACAATGAAGTTCCTCACACCCTCCTGCACAACTTGCTTGGTAATAGAGTTGGCCATTAAGGTCTCCAAAAATGGGGCCTTTCGACCCCACCTTCGTCAGGCGCTGTTAAGCACCAGTGAAGGGAACTTCAGACCAACACACACTTCCCATACCCACCGCCGTTGTGGTCACAGCAGCGAAGCACATGACTGCGCCAGGGATCAGGATGATGCCTCCATTGACGTAGTCAATGAGGGCAGCTGGCGATTCACCCACACCTGAGCCGTAGGTGGCACCAAACGACCACCGGACGATT